TCTTTCTGACTGCGGTGGGCGTTCCAATTGCGCCACAAATGGCTGAAGCCGTAGTCACTGCTGGCCTTGGCATTGCTGGTTTGCTAGGAATGCTGACTAAAGACAACTGACATGGACTGGTCAAAGTATCCCAGTTTTCAGGCCATTGAGTTTGACTGCAAGCATTGCGGTAAGAACGAAATGAAACCTGAGTTCATGGAGAAGCTGCAAGAGTTGCGCACCTTGTATGGCAAGCCCTTGCGGATTACTTCTGGCTACCGTTGCCCAAAACATCCCATTGAGGCTGCTAAGAAGACCTCTGGCGCACACACTACGGGTCTTGCTGCTGACATTGGCGTGGATGGTAGGGCTGCGCATGAAGTCCTGACGTTTGCTGCCAAGCTAGGCTTTACCGGCATTGGCGTACAGCAAAAGGGTGCTGGTCGATTCATCCATGTGGACACGGTACAAGCGCCACCTAGACCAAACGTGTGGAGTTACTAATGGCTAAGAAAGGCGTCAGTCTGGCTATTGGGCGCGGTGAGAAGCTACCTGTGAGCAAGGGAGCTGGCTTGACTGCCAAGGGTAGGGCTAAACTTAACCGCGAGACTGGCAGCAATCTAAAGCCTCCTGCGCCGAATCCAAGGACTAAGAAGGATGCAGGCCGCAAGGCAAGTTTCTGTGCGCGTATGGCGGGCGTAGTACGCAAGGCTAAAGGGCCAGCAACACGAGCAACGGCGTCGCTACGGAGGTGGAATTGCAGATAGAAGATGATGAAGTCATGGAAGCCATGACGGAAGAGCGCACACCTGATTTCCTATCAGAAGCACAGACTGCGTTCCCTTACCTAAAAGACAAAGAGCTAGACATCGTTTACACACCAAAGCCTAAGGAAACTAGGTTTTTGGAGTTCTACCCACCAGATGAGCCGGGTTCGCCTGAGATGCCCCGGCCTAAGTCTTTGCCGATGGGTAGAGTTGGCATCGAGGTATTCCGTCCTAACGTCAAGCCAATCGACATCCTTGGTGACTATGTGTCGCACTATGGCGTGCAGGCTGATCCAGAGCTGAAGAAGTATTACGGTCAGTTCCGTGAATCGCTTGACCCGAAAATGATGCAAGAAAGATACAAGTATCACAGAGAAAACTTTGGCGAGACACGCCCCTTTGAGGAATGGTCTGAAAGCAGTGGGGTGCCTGAGATATTCCGAGGCTACACTTTCAACCAGTTTGGCGACAACGCGGCAGAGCTTTACACCCCGCAGCAGCTAATGATCTTGGATCAGGTAAGAAAGTATTTGGGGATTAAATGAGTCATCCAGCGCAAATAGACTTTGTGGCAAGTCTGCGGTTCAAGTTTCCAGAATACTTTGTTGGCAAGAATGTGCTGGAGATAGGTAGCCTAAACATTAACGGTTCAATCAGACCACTCTTTGAGAAATGCACCTATGTTGGGGTTGATCTTGGCGAGGGAGCCGACGTTGATGTGGTGGCTAGAGGGGAAGACCTCACCTATCAAAATGATAGCTTTGACGTTGTTGCAAGCTGTGAATGTTTTGAGCATAACCCTGAATGGGTGGCGACGCTAAAAAACATGATCAGGATGGCGTCAGGTTTGGTATTCTTTAGCTGCGCTACCACTGGACGCAAAGAACATGGCACACCGCGCACAAGTCCTTCTGACGCACCCTTCTGCGGTGACTACTACCGCAATCTAACGGAAGAAGATATACGGAAGGAAATAGACTTGTCAGTATTCAAAGTATATCAATTTATAAGTAATGATACGGTTCACGACTTATACTTTTGGGGGATCAAATGAAAGAAGGACTCTACGCAAACATTAACCAAAAGCGTGCCAGAATCAAAGCTGGAAGTGGTGAGCGCATGAGAAAGCCGGGAAGTAAAGGTGCGCCCACCGATGCTGCATTCCGTAAGTCTGCCAAGACTGCACGCAAGACTAAGAGATAAGTTCTGCTGGCCTAGCCTTCCCTTCTAGGCTTTCCCCCGCCTTCCTCTGGCGGGGGTTTTTTACTCACTACCCATCAAGCCGCCTTCAAACAGGTACGTTCCCATGTGACCCATTTGGCACCAAGGCGCTGCATAAATCTTGCCGCCAATCTTGCGCCACTGGTGACAGAAGAAGTAATCCTCTGACAACAAGCGTTTGCTCTTTGGATCAATAGGATCAAGGAAGAAAGCGTAGATTTCCTGCCCTGCCAAGTGTGTCATGTCGCTAACGTAGGTGTCTGTGTGAGGCTTCAATTGCTCAAAGACATCACGCTTGACCAGCATGAAGCCCGTGCCAAGGGCTGATACCTCACACGGCTGATCTACTGGCACGGTAATGGAAGTCTCGCCTTCTAGCAGATTGACCACGAAGCTGCCTGTGTGGTTTTGCAAGTTGTCTTTGCCATCCAACACAGCTTGTTTAACCATATCCCAATTGATTTCCTTCTTTGGATAGATTCCACCTATGACATCAACATCGGCCTCAAGCATTTTGATTGCATCTTCTGCCCGAAACTTGATGTCAGCGTCAATCCAGAATAGGTAATCAGCATCACCTTGTAGGAATTGGTGCGCCATGTTGCAACGTGCGCGGGTAATCAGGCTTTCATTGAACATGAAGGAGCAAGAAGTCTTGTAACCCTTGCTACCTAGCACGCCAATCAAGTTAATCAACGACTGAACAAATACACCTGTACATTGCCCACCATACATAGGTGTACAAATAAATATATGTTTACCTGACATTTTTCCATACCTTTCCATTTCTAATGTTATTGATTGTTTGCCGACTTACACAAAACTCAACAGAAATTTTGGTGTCAGAAAGGCCGGTGCTAATAAGATATTTAATATCTTTAATGTCATCTTCTGTCAGTTTTGCCATTGGATTACGCTCTCCAATTGTGCTGCGCCCTTTGCTTGCCATGTCTTGCAAGTTTTGCTTTTGAGTACCTAAAAACAGGTGGGCTGGATTGACGCAATACACGTTATCGCAGGCATGGCAAACGTACATACCCTTTGGTATCTCGCCAATAAAGGCTTCATAGCTTGCTCTGTGCGCAAGGTATTTTCGATTATTAGATATGATTTCCCCATATCCTCTAACCTGAGTCGCTCCCATCCATATCCAGCAACCCGCTTCAGGGATTCGCTCGACCTTGGACTCAATTCTTTCCTTAGTGATTTCTTTAGTTTTACTCATGTGATCTCCGTAAGGGTGGGGCGTGCCACAGTGACGCTGCGCCCCGCAACGCTCCTAACTACCTTCAGGCGAAGGTTCATCCTGTGGCTGATGGGGGGTTAATTCGTTACCTAACAGAGTCAGCAAGTCGGAAAGTCGGAGCATGGCTAAAGACTTATTGCCATCCTCACGCATGATCACAAGGGGTATTTGACCTATCTCGCAAGCCTTCTCTGCTTGCTCCATAAAATCATACACTGCAATCTTGCGTCTGCGTTTGCATTCAATGAGATATTTGCCAAGGATTAAGTCACCTTCATCCGACACCTGATACTGCTTCAGGTTCCGTCGAATGCGTATGCCTAGCTGATCAAATATCGCATTGGCGACTTCACGTTCATAGCTTGCGCCACGCTGCCTGTTAAGTTTGCTCATGGTGGGGGTGGGGTACTCGCTGCACTGGCTCTATCCTTGACGACGTTAATCATCAAACCAGAATCCGCTTTCCCCGAAAAGAGTTAATAACAGTTTGTCGTGCAGCTGGAACCGTAACAGCACGTTGTACAACTTACGCACCTACCCTGATCACAGTAGGTATTGTAAGTGCAGCTTGCCCAAACCAGTGGTGCGGTAATCGCTAACCATAACGCAAATAGGTATTTCATGTGACCTCCATTAGAAAGGCAAATCAGAATCATCTTTCCGCTTGCTAGGGAAAGGGTTGACATTGCCGGGGCCGGTACTTTCAGGCGGCACCCAAGTATCTTCTTTGATAGAAATTAGCGCACCCCCTTTCGTGTCCTTAGTCCATGCTGCCAGCTTGATTGTGTCACCCGGAGCGTAGTGTTCAGATACCTTCAGTTCACCACGCCAGTCAGGACTACTCGGCGACTTCTTGTTGCGGTTGCTCAGTAGTACCCCTGTACCCATCTTGCGTTCAATGTCTGGTCGATCCATGTTGCTTCTCCTTAACTAATGAATAACGTGCGATTTCTTTCTTTCCAACACGCACCGTTTGCGTCACGATGGTGTGTCCATCTTTCCTAAGTTCTTCAATGCGTGCCGCCAGCCGTAGCACGCCGTACAGTCTTAGGCTATCAAGGGCTGTAATGCCATCACCTTGCTGCAAATGATCTAGGATCATGGCTGATTGCCCCTTGCCGCTGGCTGGCTTCAACCCTTTTTTATCTGCTGATCGCAAGCCTCCTTTGCCTCTTTAACCCCTCGCGTCCATACCTCGAACAACACTGGCTTATCAGCTTCGATCATGCCAAGCACAAAGTCATTCGCACCTTCTAATGCAGTGATCTTTGCCAGCTTCTCAGCAGCGTTCAGTTTGGCGCTTGCCATAATGCTATTGACCATATCCAAGTAGCCGTTGACAAACTCATCGTCGTTGGCATGATAGGCATAGGCTTCGGTCTTACCCGGCACCATGAAAGCCACGCCTGTTGTCAACTTTGGTGGTGGTGCAGGTACTTCGATGGGTGCAACTGCTTGCGGAACAATCAGAGGCTCTTTACGCGCTTCTGGGATGGTTTCAACTTCAGTTTCATCAAGCATTCCGAGTCCACAATGCGCAAGAACCGACCTGCGTATTGCTTTCGTAGTTGCCTTAAGGATGGCATTAGCCAATCTCTCGCCGACAAGGGTTGAGACATCCACTGCGCCTTGATTTTCTGAAACTCTTCCGTCAGCGCCCGTGCATCGGACGGAGACAATGTAAATTCCATCCACACGTTCCCGATGCGTAATCTGAGTGGATAGCTTGTGGAGCGCACATAGCTGTTGAGTAGCTCCTGCGTTCGCGTAAAGGATTTGTTTTCCATTGAGTGTTAGCAAGTCAAAAGGTTTAGCGGCTGGATCAAGACCAACTTGGCGGCAGCGGTACAGGTAGTAGTCCTGCTTCTGCTGTTCGTTCAGTCCTGATAAGTCACCACGCAACACAATGGATGATTGGATAGCAGGATCAAGTGCGACGATTGCCGACTCTCCTGCCATGTTGACTACGTTACTCATTTTTGCCTCCGTTTCATCATTGCATCTGCAAACTTATATGAACAAAAGACAACGAATTCATGCCATTCGTCCTGACCAAAATTTGCTTCTTTTACTTGCTCATGCACTTCATCGTCAAGGATCAGTGATTGCATGGCTTTCGCTGCAAAGTAATCGCGCACTGACAACCCTTCACACTCTTCATGACTGCCATCTGGCAACATTCTTTCTTGTGGAAACGCTGGTTCGTTATTCATTTTTATCTCCTATTTCAAAAGGAAACGGCGGGAACCCGGTTGCTCAGTAACAAACTTTTCATACATCTCTGGCATGGCATTGCGGAACAAGTCTTTAGAAAAGGATTTTGTAGGCTTGCTGGCCTTCCAAGTGGCTAGGATTCGACCGTCATAGGTAGCTAGTTGGCTGGCTTCCATCATGTAGCCTTGCACTTTGGCAGCTAGGGCATCTTCTTGCGCTTCTAATACTTTGCGCTGTTCTTTGACGATCTTCAGCATCTCGCAAATGTTTTCCAATTCCTGATTGGCTAACAGGCTGTTGCCGTTATCTTGCTTGTACACAATCTTGGCAGCATCGCCCATTGTTTCAGGGTCAAAGTTTCTAGCCTTAATCCTGCCCCAAAACTGTGCCATCTCTCTGGCGTGTAAATCCCATTGCTCTTCTGAGAAATGCTGCGGGTAGTGGCAGATTTCCTGACCGCCAAAGCAGACAACCAGCACCACGTTAGGGATGCGGTGGACTAAGGATTCATGCAAGCATTGCACACGGTAGCCTGTGTCAATGTCAGTTGTACCATCATCGCCATACTTCTTACGCTGATGGATACCTAGATTCTTGACCTCATAGAGTGTCTGCCCATCCTCTGAAATGTAATCAAAGTGTGAGGCAAGAAAGGTATGTTGCGGGTGGTATAGAGCGTAGTCAGCATCTTTGAAATTGATGCGTTGTCTGCGTGCAAACTCGCGCATGATGGGTTCCTGCATTACCAAACCCATTTGCACGGCTTCGACGTTAGATAGGTCATCTAACGGTTTAACGCCAATCTTTTCGGCATATACCTCACCGGCTCTACCTTCAACAAACCGGCGTGCATCGTTAGACCACAATGCGTTATTACGCACTTCGGGTGAAAAGTCACTCATGTTTAGCCCCAGTTAGTTTTCGTCCTGATCCCACAATAAGACGGATAGCATCAGGCCGACAATTGCTATCAGTCCACCGGCACCCACTAATGCAGCGCCGATAAAAGTTATTAGTTGGAAAGTAGTCAAGCGTTTCTCTCCCTCAGCTTGGCTTCTATGGCGCGAACAGTTTCAGACCATCCCGGTGGGAGCCTGACTGCGCCGGGCAACAGCGACATAATCTCCTCATCCGTCAGCCCCTGCCATTCGCGCTGTGCTGGGGCGGTGACAGTCAAGATTCCGTCTTGTTTCGCTCCGCACTTTGTGCATTCAACTTCCATCAGGTACTTGTCTGCCACCGGCTCCGGTTCAGGCTGCGCAAGTCGAGTGCGGAGGGTTTCGATTGCGCTTTGCCAATCCTCCACTATCTTTGCGCTGAATGTCGGCGGGGTAGCGCATTGCAACGCATCCAGCACGTTTTGCACTTCTTCGCGGGTTAGTGTGATGGTCATTGTTGTTCTCCTGTAGCTTTGGCTATTGATGCTTTGATACGCTCAACAACCGGACAAGCAACGTCATACCCATGCTGATCCTTCTTCGCATGATGCAAGTGCTGGCACTCGATATTCATCAGCCGTAACGCCTCCACCAACTTAGCATTCACCTCATGCAAGCGCTTACGATCCTGTTCAAGTTCGGCTGCGTATCGCCATGCTTCACGTTCTGATTGATGCAAGCGGCGTAGTTCGGCGGCAGCTTTGTGGCAGTAATGTCCAACAGGAAAATGCCTAGACCCCATTCCTTCAAGAAAATCTACCCATAACCTTGAATTGTTTGGCACGGATTCCAGTAGTTCAACAAACGGAACTTCATAGGCAGTCGGTTGTTTGTCAGTCATGGCGCACCCCTTTCCCTAATCCTAAGTGCTGCCACTTTGTAATAGTTCGACAACTTATCCTCTACTGCCATCTCATCAAGTAACTCGGCACAAGCTTCACGTTCTGCTGCTACTGTGTTGCGGTAAAGTTGAGAGTACTTACCTTCACCAATAGTTAAAAACCTATGGCACGGCATACATAAAACACCCACGAATCCGCCTTGCTCTTTGTGGTTTTCACAATCTTTAACAATACATTTCATGGCACACCCCTTTTGCGGATAGCTGCGGCGGCATTGTTTAGCGCAATGTTTGGCGGCGTTCCGTAACGATAGTCAGCCATTTCTTCATCGACTAGCTTCGCACATTCCTCTCGCTCTGCTGCTGCAACTAGGTTGGCGAAGCGCTCTAAATCTGACATTTGGAAATACACCAATGACGCACCCTCGATTAACCCAATGCCAGCCTCTCTTGCCATGCGGATAATGTCATCTGTGGTCATAGTTTCCTCTGGCAAGTAAACGCCTGAATGTCCACTCTGAAGGCTGCAGCAAAGCGGCAATCAGCGGCTATACGGCTCTCAGTTTGGACGACACCAGCGTAGTAGGCAAAGGCTGCAATGGCGAAGGTAACGGCAGATTTAGCCCACCAGTCATTGATGACCTGCATTACCTTCTTTAGCATCTCAGCCATTAGAGCGCGTTCAGAAGGGGCTATCACGCATGGCCTCCTCGAACTCTTGTCTGGCTTTCTCTCTGGCGATCTGGTTATCAGCTTGCAGGACAAACCAAATGGCTTTAGGGCCACAGTCACCATCCCTGTAGGACTGACGTTGAGAGAAGGCAAATGGGTATTCTTCCTTGCCAGTAACTAGGCTGTACTCAGTGGTAACAGGATTGATGCAACGGTCTTTCTGCCCATGTTCATTGCCATAGAAGTAGCAATCAACACACAGTTTGATGTCTTTTAGATAAGTCATTAGTGTTCTCCCGTGGCTTTCGCAATAATTGAGCGTATGTATTTATGGGTTTGAGGCCCAAGTCCTCCACGTTTGTCTAACATCATCAATGCGCCCAAAAGCTCAGGCGCAGCGGCAATCAGTCTTGCGTTGGCTTTTTGTTCCTCTAGTGAAATAGTGGCTCTGGCTGGAATGTTGGCGATGGTTGCGCTAGACACGCCAGTTTTCCTGCAAGTAACAGAAAAGGGATGTGTTTTCCAATAGCGCGAGTTGTCATTAAAGCGCCATTGCTCTTTGGTGTAAGTCATGGATAAGCCCCAGTATGGATGAGATAACGGATTAGGCGTCGAGTTCTACCAATTGGAAACGGCGTTCACGAAGACGTAGGACAGAAGCAGACAGGTGATGAACAGACGCTTTAGCACGGTCTAAAGCAGCTTGAGCAGCAGCTTCCTGCAAGCGAATACGGTCTATAAGGTCTGTGTCTTGACGAGGATCGAATTGATCCTGATGGGTGTAAATCATTGGAACCTCCCTGATTAGGAAACGGATAATGTGCATCAGCACACGCGCACAATAGTTCACAGAATACACAAAGTCAACAACTATTTTGAGAGAACTATTTTGTTGTCAAAGTGCCTGTGGATAAGTCTGTGGATAACCTGTGGATAACTTCTGTGTTTCTTTTTGGCAAGTAGAACACCTATATAAATATATCTATACGTTTACTATAGTCTAAGTAAACGTATAGCTATACGTTTCCTATATATATACGGTTACTATAGCTATACGGTAACTATAGCTATAGGGGTTATTGGAATATTGATCTACGTGGGTCAGTTGTTTAAACATCTATCTCTCAAAACATATAGGAAAAGTCGTTTACTAGGACTATACGTTTACTATCCTATACGGTTTCCATATCTATACGGTTCCTATACATATAGGTAGGCGCGTGTCAATTTGGAAACATGATTTCCGATTTTTTTACAGGATTCAAATGTCAAAGGAATGAACCTGCATTTGTTGCCAAACAAGCTAGGGTTGAGTTTTGCATAGGGGGTTTTTGAAAAGCGGATTGACCGGCACTGGCAACATTGCGGTTTAAACGGGTTTTAAGGGGTGTAGAAGGCGAGAAAAAGAAAAAGCCTGTACAGAGTACAGGCCGAGGGGGAAACGTCTTAAAACGCTTACATTGTCATAAGCTGTATCCAGCGCCCTTCAATTGGCAAAGTGAGGGTTTCCGATTCTTGCAAAGTAAAAACGTCAAAATCATCGTCATCAATCCAACCGTGAGTGTTAGACCATAAAAGAGAAAAATCGTTTTCATTTTGGATAACGTAAGTATTTTGTGCGCTCATTGGTTGCCCCTTAGAATGACAGTAGAACGAAAAGAAACGCCCACATAACTGCAAGGCCTAGTAAACCGCCGAGAATCTCAAGAATGATTTGCATGGTTTACCCCTTAGTCCGTTACTGGTTGCGCAAGGTCAATAGTCCATGCAAGCGGGATTGGCTTATCAGGCCGGAAACCGTTTGAGGGATAACCCCCTATTGCTTCAAAGCAAATGTTGCCAATGGTGAATGACTGAGTAACGGTATTGGATAAATACAGTTTGAACGTGCCATGCTCTGTTATCACCTTGCAAAGTTTGCCAATGTTTAAGGGTTGCCGTGTTTTGAGTGTTTTCATGATAGCCCCCTTAGAATCGCTCAAAGATACCGATTGAACCGTTATTTCGGACTGTTACCTGATAGCCAATCGGCGTTTTTATAACGCGATACTTGGCACGATTGGCGCGATATGCGCGAAACTTGTTTGCAAGATATTTCCGATTGAAAATATGACTGCAAAACTGCGGTTCATCCTGAAAATAGAATTTGTAACCTTGTTTCATGGTTGCCCCTTAGTAAATTAGGAAATGGCACAAAACGCGCCCGTAAACCGCCCGTAAGCGGCTTACAGTCGGGTTTTAAGCGGCTATTGCTTCGGTAACTTGTTCAGTTTCGTTCACTTGCTCACCAGTCAGATAGTCCAATGCGTTTTGTGCTTTAGCTGCCGCTGAGAGAATGAATTTTTTGTCATTGCGCAATGCCTGTAGCCAGTTTTCAATGTAGCCAGCATGGCGCAAATCGCCGTCGATTCCGCATTTGGCACAAAGCATTGCAGCGCCTAATTCCGCAACTAATTCCTCGAAAGCATAGTTTTCGCTTCCGAATCTAGCTGGAGTGATTCGCTTCAATCGCTTTTCGTGACCGCTTGCGTGTACTGATTCATGCAATAGGGTTGCATAGTAATTTTCACGAGAATCAAATGCCGCTTGCGGCGGCATAACGATTGCATCGGTACTAGGCCTGTAGTACGCCGAATCCCCTGCGTGCGTTAATCCGCCGGACAATTGCAAGCGGGAAACTATTTGATCAGCTTCGTTGCAAGCATCCCAATCAACGGCCGGTATCTCAGGCATAGCAGGCAGTTCAATTCCTTCGCATTGTTCAATGTTGAAAACATAATAGTGTTTGATGAAGGCATACGCACTGGTAACAGATTCGCCTTTATCGCCGATTGTTTCCTTGCGATGCACGTTCCAGTACACCACCGGTGTCCCCTTTTGGTCTGCTAAGACAGTGCCGCCTAATTGCTGCGCCTGTTTGAAAGTAACGTAGTAAGGAACTGCAAAAGGCTGCATTGATAGCCAGAAATGATTGATGCCCCTGTAAACCGTGCCGCTGGCAGGATTGAACGGCATTCCTTGACCGGGTTGTTGTTTCAGATAACGCCAAGGCTTAACCCACGGCGTTGCCCCTTTTTCTAGCTCGGAAATGATTCTGTCAGTGATTTGCTGTGCGATGTCAATTTTCATAATTAGCCCCTGTTAGGTTAGGAATGCCGGAAACGCTCCGGCAAGC